CGATAGCGTCAGAGATCATGCCAGGCCTCCCCAGGCCCGCAGGTCCTCAGCGATCATGGCCAGGGCGACCTCGCGCTGCTCCTGCAGGGTCAGCTGGAGCCACTTGGCCCGTTCAGGCGGGGTGTGCTTGTACTCGGTGTCTTCGTGCTGGATCAGGGCCACGGGATTGTCTGGATAGCTGATCTTGACGGCCGTGACCTCGCCACCGGACGTCTTGATCCCGACCCTGCCGGATGCCTTCAGGTCACCCTTGTCGGTTGGGACGGTCTCGTCGGCCTTGTCCAGGAGGAAGTCGCCCGTCCGCTCCAGGGCCTTCATGGCGCGCGCACGGGTGGCGAAGATGACCTCCTGGCCATGCCAGATGACCTTAACTTCGGACATGCCGGTAGCCCTCGATGTTGTACCTGGTCACTGGATGCTCCCCAGGACAAGCTCGCGGTGGTGGGTGCGAGCCGCGTCGGGCAGCGGGTCGTCCGCGATGACGCGGTACTTCCGGCCGTCCGCCGTGGTCACCCGTGACTCCACGGGGAAGGTCGCCTCAGGTCGGACGATGGCGACCGCCAGGGCCTGGGACTGACGACCCTGGTTGTCAACGAGCAGCCGGTAGTCGGGCTGCACATCGCACCGCACAGCCACGGCTGAAGCGTAGGTCGGGCCTCGAGCCCCGGTGCCAGTGAAGGCTTCCACCGACATCGAGTCGAGGAGGAAGGGTGGTCGCATCAGCGGATCGCGACCTTGCTGGGATTGAGGCCCAGGACGTTCAGGTGCGACATCGCACGCTGGGACACCTGGCCAGGCAGCCGGGAGACCATGATCTTGCCCTCCTGGGCGGACCCGGTCAGGCCGACGATGGCGTGCTCCTCGCCCCATTCCAGCCAGAATTCGATCTGCGCAGAGACCGCGTAGGACAGCCCCAGCTGGTAGTCCGCCTGAGTCAGCGGGGTCGGCAGGGTCAGCGGGTCGACGTAGCCACCGAAGTAGTCCGCCAGGAGGAAGCCCAGCCAGGCGCGCGTGGCCAGGTTGCCGGAGGCGTAGTAGATCAGTTCACTGGCGCGGGCGATCAGGCGGTCCATCTCGGAGTCCGGGATGGTGACCGCGGGGAGCGTGGCTGCACGGGCAGGCCCCACGTACGCAGTGACTTGCGCCCGAGTAGCGAACGCTGGGATTGTGGGACCGTAACCGAGCGTTATGGCTGTACCCTCCTGATGTTTGTCCGCCGAGCATGACAGTTCGGGCAGACGACATCGCATTTCTCGATCTCAACCTGGAGGGCCTTCCAGCCCGCCCGGTACTCCCTGATCCCGTAGAGCTTCGGGCCGCGTTCGGGCACGTGGTCGAACTCCATGATCTCCGGCTCCATCATGCCACAGTCGGCGCACGGTCCCTCAAGGTAGGTCCGGATCAGGGCCTTGGCCCGATCCGTACGACGAAGCACCTGCCGACGTGCAGCCTCCTTGGCGGTCTCTGGGTGCTCCCTCCGCCACTTAGCCCTGTAGTGTGTGTTGGCTAGGTCAGGCAGGGGCTGCGGATCACGCTTCCGGTAGCCCAGTCGACCACCGCCACGGGCGCGCTTCTCCTGCTGGAAGGTCATATAGCACTCCGCTCGACGTAGCCAAGGGTCATGGGGTGATGCCTCCAGGCAACAGTGTAGCATCCTCGGTCACCCCAAACTCCGGGTGGATGCCGATGAATTCGCGGATCAACTCCTGGGCATAGGGGTCGTCCGTGGCGAGCTTTCCCGCCTCGAACTTGAACTTCGAGTCCCGGTGGACGATCATCAGGCCAATGTACTTCGGGGATCGGAAGACCCCCCGGCCCCGATCACCCTGCTCGGCCCCGGTGACGGAGATCGTTCGCCTGCGGACGACGCCAGCCATCTCCTTGATCGCCTGCTCGTAGAGATCCAGGGCATAGGCCAGGGCGGGCTCCTCAGCATGGTACTTCTCCGCGTGGTGCAGGCCCACAGCGCCCCACTGTGCCCTGGCGTCCGCAGACTGGGCCAGGTACCGCACTGACTCCTTGATCGTGCCCACGGTGGCGGTGTAGAAGGGCATGACGCGGTCGAATGTCCGCCACATCCGGTCCGTGGTCCACTCGTCGGCCCCAGCGATGACCGGGATGCCCATTCCCCAGGCCTCGATGGCGTTGCAGCCGTAGCCCAGGCGCACCTGGTCGAAGAAGATGTCGGCCTTGGCCTTGCGCTTCAGGCACTCCGCCCAGGACGTACCCTCGATGACGTCGAGGTAGAGTGGCAGGCCCTCGGCCTTCAATTCAGCCACTGCTTGGATCAGCTGGTCGGTAGACTTGATCCCGCGCGCGGTCGGAGCGTGGGCGATGCGGATCAGCCCATCCGGCTCGCGCCGGTTGTCTGCTCCGGTCTTGGCCAGGGCCGGGAGATCATAGGGGGAAGGCAGCCAGTGCAGCAGATCCGGAGCGGAGCGCTGCAGGTCGATGGTCGAGACCCCCTGGAGGATGTGACGGGAGACCGCCTCGCGGATCGGGGCCGAAGGGTAGCCCCGGAACTGGGTCCCGTGCTGCTCGATGATCGCGGGCTTCATAGCGGCTGGACCATGCAGCCTGACGTAGGGATCGAAGGAGTTGTTCAGGTGCATCACGTCCGCGGCCCGGTAGAGATCCTTAACCAGCTGCTCCTCGTCCGACCCCCAGAGGATGTCGTAGGGGTAGTTCAGATAGGTCTGCGTCCGGTGGGCCGTCCGGTACTCGATGCCAGCCCTCTGGGCAGCGACCATGTACCTGTAGCCGATGCCCGCCAGGTCCTGGCCCGCGCTCATGTTGAGGACCTTCATTCGCCCGCGACCAGCTGGGCCGTCTCCCAGGCGAAGTCCGCCAGGTACCCCGCGAACGGCTGGGCGACATGCCGGTTGATGATGAACGCACCCTCCACCAGGGTCCCGACGATCTCCTCATCGCGACGGTAGAGGTGGACGAAGGACTGGTCGTTGACGGTCTTCCTGGCGTACCCCGTCTTCGGGGCGTTGCGGAAGAAGCGTGGCTGCTGGCCACCCGTGGAGACGACCGGGTTGGTCCAGTAGGTCTCCTCGTCCATCGCGTCCGCGTTGCCGTCGAAGAGCACCGCCGTGGTGTAGATCCGCAGGGCCACGTCCGTCCCCTCGAAGAGGACCTTGGTGAAGTCCCCGTAGAAGACCTCGTCCCCGTCGATAGCCAGCACCCAGTCGCCCGCGTCCACCCTGGTCAGCGCGAGGTTGCGGGCCTCGTGCTCAGCCAGATTGCTGGTGGTGATGTACGTCAGCCGGGTGGCACCGCAGACACGCTCCACCTGGGCACGGGTAGAGTCGGTGGAAGGCCCTGGGCCAGCGGGGTTGGTGGAGAAGGCCCCGTCGACGACGACGATGTGGTCCACGAAGGCCTTGATGCTTCGGATGCTCTCCGCGATGTGCTGCTCTTCGTTGAAGAGGACGTAGCAGGCGGTGGTCACGATCCCTCCTGAATAAGTGGGGCTCCCACGAGGACTCGAACCTCGAGATCATCCTTACGACGGGCGATCTGGCCCTGCACTGGGAGCATCAGAGAAGCCCCACCCCTGGGCAGGGGTAGGGCTTCATCTTAGCCTACCCAGCCCCCTCGTCCGTGAAGGACGCGTGGGAGCGAGTAGGAGGAGCCAGGGTCAGCTGATCGAGCCAGCAGCCCCAGTGATAAGCGCGTGCTTGCGCTCGTTGCCGTAGGACAGCCCGACCTCCCCGTAGATCTGCGCGCGGTCGGCAGATCCGGTCTTGGCCAGGGGCTCCTGGAACAGGAAGCCCTTGCCGGGGATCAGGAGGAACACCGGGGTGCACTCCTCCAGGGAGACGAGCGCCAGCTGATCGACCGGCATGTACCGGTTCAGCATGATGTTCAGGTCCCCGAAGTCCGTCTCGATGACGGTCAGGTTGACACCACCGACGTTGCGGTCTTCCTGGCGGAAGTTGTTGTCCTTGATGAAGAGCGTGGTGAGCGCGCGCTTCAGCGTGGCGTTGGTGATGACCGTTCGGGTCTCACCCTCCATCAGGCCACCGTTCTGCCAGGCCAGCTGCATGGCGTCGAGGACCGCAGCCTGGGTCAGGTCACCCGAGAGCGCCACGACGTTCGTCACGATGGCCCCGAGCAGACCCTGGGTCTTGCGGGGAGTGACGTTGTCTGCGGGCTCCTGGAGCGTTCCGTTCAGGAAGTTGTACTCGATGTCACGAGCGATCTGCTTGAGCGCGGCTGCCGTCTGGAAGCCAAGCTCGTCCGTGATCGGGTTGCTGCCCTGGGCGATGACCGAGGGAGACAGCTGACCGACCGCAGCCTGCTTGGTGTAGGAGATCTCCAGGGCTTCCTGGTGGATCTCGACGATGTTGTGCGCGTACGCACGAACACGGGCTTCCGCCTCGGGAGCGTTGGCACCTTCCAGCGCCTGCCGTCCGGACGAGTAGGACCCCGAAGCCGCAGCAGCGCCGCGGAGATCGTAGGTCTCCCATTCGAAGAGCTTGGCCTGGATCTCCTTGCCACCCGTCAGTCCGCCGATGGCCGACAGGAAAGGAGTGTCCGTGGGGGTGAGCAGGAAGAGCTCACCGATGAAGTTGGGGAGGTTGAAGGTCGTCCCCTGACCTACGATGCCACCAGCCATGTGCTGTTGTCCTTATCCGTGTTGTGCAGTCCGGCTGGTGACCCCGCTTATGCGGCGGTACCTGCTCCGGCTGCGGCTGCTACCTTGAGAGCGATTGACTCCTGCGCGCCAGCACGACCCTTGGCCGTAGCGGCTGCAAGCTTCTCCGCATAGGACGGTGTCCCCGCCCCTGAGAATTCGGCTCCCGACTTCCCACCTGCCGTCTTGTCAGCGAGGAGGTACTTGTGCTCAGTGAGGAGCTTGTTGATCGCAGCTTCCGCCCCGGTCACTTCTCCGTCGTCTGAGACCTTGATCTCCGTGCTTCCAGCCAGCAGCTGTGCCACCAGGGCCAGGGCTTCCTTACGGACACCCTTCTCCGTGGCGACCAGCCGGATCTCCGCTGTGGCGAGCTTGGCATCGGTCTGGGCATTCAGTGCCTTCCTCCGAGCCTCGTCAGCGACCGCATCTGCGGCTGCCTTCTGCTCTGCCGTGAGCTTCGAAGCCTGGTACTCATCCCACTGCTTGGCCTTATCGGCCGCTTCAGTGGCCTTGCGCCGCGCCTGCTCAGTCCGGTTCAGGACGATTGCGTCCAGTTCAGCCTGCGTCAAGCTCAGCGTCCCGGCAGTTGCGGCTGCTCCGGTTGCAGCATTCCCCGTTGTTCCGGCTCCGGCAGCGGCTCCACCTTCAGTGGCTCCGGCTGCGGGTCCCGCCTGCGGGTCAGGCGTTCCAGCAACTTCTGGCACGAAATCCTCCTCGGCTTCTCAGCCGCTTAGTGGACGCAGTGTAGCATAACCACCCTGAAGGTACGCAACCGCAGCCAGCAGCGCCCTAGGATCGTCCCTGAACTTCCCCAAACCGTGGTTGCATGGTGGGCACAACAACCCGCGGATGCACTCGCCGCAGGAGTACACCCCTGGGCAATGACCGTGGTCGTGATCGATGTGAAGTGGAAGATCCGCCCGCCCGCAGATGGCGCATCGCCCACCCTGTTGATCCCGAAGGTCCTGCAACTGCTCCACCGTCATGCCCTGACGATGGGCCTGAAAGTACCCACGAGCTTGCCGTGTTCGGTTCCAGGCGACGAGATCGAAGCTCATTTGCTCAGGAGGTTCTGCACGTAGAGCGCGCCGTAGAAGTCCGCGAAGGAGGCGTGGTGGGCTCCACCGTAGCCCCGGTGATGGAGCGCGCACAGCCACATGAAGTTCGGGTCGGTCTCGGCCCAGGTTGCGACCTTCTCCGCGTCGGTCAAGTCGGGGAAGTCTACCTGGAGCGCGGACAGGCTGACCTCGTTGAGCAGCGCGAACTCGAGGAAGTGGTGGTGAAGCTCGAGCCCGTTGCCAGCGGCGGGCTGCACCAGGGGTCCGCCTTGGGCCGTCTTGCACTCGTCGAAGCCCACCCGCTGGCCCACGTAGCACACGGCCGTGCCCTGGTTGGCCTTGTGATACGCGTTGAAGGCGAGGTAGTGGATGTCGCCAGCGCGGGGCTGGTGGTCGGGGTACGCGATGTGGTAGTGGTTGCTGACCTGCTGGGAGTGCGCCGGGGTGATGATCACCGGGGCCGGGGTGGGATCAGCCATGGCGATGCACCCAGAGGTTGACTTCGACGACCACGATGGCGATCCAGTAGCCCACGAGCACCCCGGCGAGGAACTCAGCCACGGTCTGGGGTCGGCGGGAGATTATCGTAGCGCTTGGCCGACGAGCCCTGCCAGGGCTCCTGGGTCCCATCGCCCAACCACAGCGGGGCAAGGTGATAGGACAGGTCGGCCAGGCCCTCCGCGTACAGCATCGCTCCCTCGGCGGCGGTCAGGTCACGGTTCCAGATGGCGGGCTCGTCGATGGTGCCGTTGAACTGACCACCAGCGTGGTTGGAGTACGTGCCGATCTCGAATGGGACGGCGGGCGATGAGATGGCGGACAAACCGGCGTTGTTCGACACCGACAGGCCGTCGAAGTAGAGCGCCCCGTTGCCTGACGCGTCCTGTGTCACGACGAGGAAGTGGACGGCCCCGGTGGAAGGCACGAGGGCCTTGGTCGTGAAGCTTCCCTGACTGGCCAAGTAGATCCAAACACTGTCGCAGTACAGCATGACCCCGACACTGCTGGCCCACTGGCCCAGGATGGCCGAGTCCACCCACGTCGTCGCCTTTACCCAACCGGCCAGCGTGATTGCGGCCGGTAGCACCTGCTGTGCCACGCTCATGTACTTACCGGACGCGAACGTCACCGCCGTATCCGGATCACCTGTGAGCAGCCCTGCCGCGCCAAGCGTCGGAGCGTTGACGTAGGTGCCGTTGTTCAGCCCCATGACGTCGACGGCGACGGTTCCACTAGCCTCGCCCAGCCGCCAGTAGCCGACAGGATTGGTGGAGAGGACTGCATCGCGATAGCTCATCAGAACACCGGCTTCGGGGCTGGGGTCCCAGTCGGGACCGGAGGCTTGGCCGCTGGTGCGCCAGGGGTTGGACCCTGGGTGGGCGGAACGGGTGGCTGGCCAGGGGGCGGTGGCGCAGCATTCGGGTCCAGCGGTGGCGGGGCATCGTTGGCCGCGGGGCTGACCGCGAAGGCGGTGGCAGGGACACCCTCGTCCAGGATGCGGGCGACTTCCGCGCTGATCTCCTCGGGGGTCCAGTCGGGGTGGATCATGCGGACCCGCTCCTGGGTGCTGGCTGCCATGGCCTGCTTGAGGATGTTGGCCGTGTTTGCAAGCTCGGCATCGTCGCGGACCAGCAGGTCGGACAACTCGACATCAACCGGCATGGCCTCAATCTTCGTCCCGAAGACCTCGATGTCGATCAGGAGCAGGTGCCTGGCCAGACGTTCGATGGCAGGCGTCCACCAGGCGGTCTTGCGGGCCATTGTCATCATCGTGCGGTTCTCCCGCATCCGAAGCGCGGTCCCGGACTCGGCCCGACCCATGATGTGCAGACCGTAGGTCTGTGGGGAGTAGCCCGCGTTGCTGACGATGCGCTCGATGAACTCAAGCGCCGTGGCCAGGTGCTCCGCATTGCGGATGGTGAACTGCTGGGCCAGGATCGGCATGGCTCCGGCAGCCGTGCTGGGCTCCATGTTCACCTGGGTGAAGACCTCGTGGTCGACGTCGAAGGCCCCGAACTCGTCAATGAACTCCTTGGGCACGATGATCCGACTCTTGGCCAGGCGGATGTCCCTGATCCAGGAGGCGTAGACCTCGTCCAGCGCGTCGAACAGCTGCTCGGACCCGGAGTAGTCGGACAGGCCCAGGCTCGAGGACCGCCAGAGCTTATTGGGCCGCATGTTCGGGACGTACTCGACGTCCAGTTCGGGGAAGGGCAGGTCCTGCTCTGGCTTCAGGCCGGTCAACTCCATGAGGACGGAGGCGTTCAGCTGGCTGCCCAGCTGGTTGGGGCTGCCGCGGTACACCCCGTTGACGACGTGAGCGTTCTTCCCCGGCTGCTTCTCATGAAGCTCAAGGTGACGGACGATGACGTCGTTGTCGTTGCTGATCTCCCGGTGGAAGATGACCGAGTCGAGCAGACCGAACTTAAAGACGGGGACGGCAGCATCCGCCTGGGCGATGCTGACCAGGGGCACGTCCGCGATGGTCGAGTCCCAGACCGGGACCAGGTAGGCCCCACCGAGCGCGGAGGCAGCCTCGGCAGCCTCGAG